GTACACAAATGTGAAGCGGTTATTAATGACTGCATAGATAATATACCAACTATGCCTGACACTGGATTAACAAAGCATCCACAAGCTATGGACGACTATTGTAAGTTGCCTGATCCTGTCATGGGCTACCGTAAATATTATAACAACGAGAAAAATCATCTGTTCAGCTGGAAGAACAGACCTAAACCTGACTGGGCAATCTAATGCTTAAATATATATTCTTAGCAATGAGTATGTTTCTTTTCGATTCAGATGTAGAGGAGAGATTGGTTGTTAAGAGTAGAGTAGACCTGATAGAGTTTAATCATAAGTACCATCGAAGTGAAGAGGATGGGAAAACTAAGAAGATGTTCATGCAGGTCATATTCTGGGAGTATAGAAACAGTTTGTTGGTACCTGAGTATAAAGAGGGAGTTAAGACAGGCAACTGGCATCGAGGCTCTGGGTTTGTGGTTGTGGACTATATAACTGTTTATAACCTTAGCTATGCTGTTCCTGTAAAGAAGGCTGGTATAGCGTATGACAATGGAGGATGTCAGGTATATTATTACGACACAGACAGTAGGTGTTACAGGGTAGTAACTAGCAAAAACTTTAGAACCACACACACCCTTTACGACCCTGAGATAAAGAATCAAGACATTGTTGTTACAGATAACAGAAGAGAATTAGTAAAGCCAAGAAGATACAAGGGAGTTAAAAAGCAACTCCCTCAAGAGATATTAGATTTAATAGACATGGAGATCAATGTAAGGGAGCAACCATGAGCGACGATATAAAATCAGAAATGGATAAAGTTATTGAAGACTTGGAAAAACAGGGCATTGGGCGTGAGGACTATCATGATCCTGATCGCGTGGGCTTAGGGGATGTTGTTGAGGCAACGCTGAGTAAGTTTGGTATAACAGAGGAGCGTTTCAAGTCTTGGTTTGGATTAAGCGAGTGCAACTGTAGCAAGAGAAAAAAGTGGCTTAACAGCCTATTCTCTTGGAAGTGGCGAAATCAATGAGAAAAGCTGATATTGCATTTGTAGCGATAATGCTCACAATCCAGTTACCATTCTTAGGATCGCTGTGGTTTCTGGTGGGATATATAATCACGGATAAAATTTTTAAAAAAATTAAAGATTACTACTTGACTTTGACGATACCTATTGTATAATTCAAACCGTAACGTAAACTATTGATTTGAAAGGTTGAAAACATGAACGATTACAAAACATTACAAATGACTGCTGACAAGAACGAAGGCTCCTTTGTGCGTAACCTACAGGGCGCAACTGGTACGGGATTCCAAGAGAACACACACGTTCACAAAGACTGGTGGAAAACTACCATGAGCTACGAGGACGCTCTTGAGGTAGCTGAGGACGCAGCCCGTGACCGTGAGGACATCATGGCTAAGGTCAGCGATATTCAAGGGTCAGTGGATTCCAACGACAACTTTGTATTTATGGTGGGCGACAGAGAGTTCGCACCAACTGACCATTCATTACAGCAGTTTTCTATACGCTCTAAAGTACCAAGCTCTACGGTATTGCGTGAGTTGCGTGGGCAGGAAGATTACGATGCACAGGACGCAGACGTGATGGCATACTTGGCTAACAATGCTCTGCGACGACTAGATCAGGACAAAGTATTCCGTTTACGGACATACACTGATGGCACTTGCCGTGCATTTGTTACTGATAAATACGCCCCTATCGACAACCGCTGGTACTTGGAGACTTTGCAGGAATTTCTACCAGAGGGTCGATTGTCTCACTGGCGTGGCGATGAAGATACTATCTACGGCAATATTCTGCTACCTGATACCATCATGGACTACGGCACTGATGACGATTCTGACTACGGCGGTATGATTAGCATTGGTAACTGTGAGATTGGCAAACGCCGCATCTCGCAAACCCCTAGCCTTTTCCGTTCTATCTGTCTCAATGGTTGTATCTGGGGACAGGTCAGTGGCAAGCAGATTCGTCGTCGTCACATTGGCGAGATCGACCTGCACGAACTCAAGACAGAGATCGGTGAGAATATTGAGTACCAGCTACCATTACTGCCCAACGGCATCACTGAGTTCCTGAAACTGCGTGAGCTTGACTCTGGCGGGACATCCATGAAGCACATCATTGGTGCTGTATGCAAGGATGAGCGTATCAACAAGCGTGAAGCTACGACCATTCTGGAACAGTATGTTAGTTACGAACAGCATGAGCGTAACCTATTCGGTGTCGTCAATGCTATCACCAGAGCAGGGCAAGAGCTAGACTCGGCCACTTGGGTACGATTCGATGAGATTGGTGGAAGTCTCGTCGGTACTACAGACACACGCTGGAACAACATCATCAAACGTGCAGAGTCTCTGACTGACAAAGACTTTGAGAAGATATTCATGTTGAGCGCGTAAGCGCACCTTTCGTTGAGCCAGTGGCCTGCCATTTACTACTCCATTAGGCGGGTCACTGGTTTTTTGTCTCGCATAAACCGGAAAGATCAACGAAAATAACTAAAGAAAACACTTGACAACGACGATAGGTATTATATAATGTTAAGGAGCGTAGTAATTGACAACGACATGTTGCGATACTTAGCCAAGAGAATAAACAAGCACATTGAGGATGGTGGGAAGATAGACAGATCGTTTCTATCAAACGCCATCTGGGATTATGAGAAAGGTAAACAGTAAGATGAGAATTGGATTTAATTTACATCCGACAAAGAGACTAGGCACTCACAAGATAGAAGGAGGCCGTAGGATTCTGATGTCATGTGGTGGTGGCATGGGTGGCAGTAAATGGTACGAGTATGTTACTGACATGGACATGGATGGTGAGTTTATTGATGTCATCTGTTTGGATGGTCAAAGTAAGTTGCTAAGTAAAGAACACGCTGTAAGTATTACACCAGTGGACTTCTACGGCCAAACTGTCGATATATCGGATTGGTGTGACGGCGGGATTAGGCGGTCAGACAATCCTGTATACACTGAATGGTTTGATGTCAAAAAGGGCGAGGAAGTAGAATACGTTTACGATGACGGCGACAATGGAGGAATAGACAGAACCAGACGAGAGCCATGCCACCGTAAAAACCTACCAAATTATTACGATAATAAAAAAGAATTAACTACAGCTTACTAAACATTGAACATAAGGATGAAAAGATGACAGCTACAGCACAAGAACTAAGAACATTAACGAAGACCGCAAAAGCAAATATGGTGCAGTCAAAACTAAGTGACTACATGGGGCGAATAGAAGAATATATAAGAACTCGCGCAAACAAAGGCATTAGCTGGGTGACTCTACGCAACGTGCCAATGATTAGGTCAAAAATCGCTGAGGACGTAGACATGTTCATGGCGCTGGCAAAAGAACTTCATAGTCTTGGGTTTGAGGTTAAATATCAAACACAAGAGCAAAAGTACACCTCAAGCTACACTCTATACGATGAAGATATTGAAGCGGAACTGGAAAATGGTTCTGAGTCCGACCTTCCTTATGACTCAAGTTCTTTAATTATAAAATGGGCATAAAAATTAAAGTTGCCCCTTGACAACGACGATTAGTATATTATAATACAAATACTGGCGAGGTCACAAGTGTCGGTGTGATCCAAAACCGTAACCGAGCAACATGATACACCATCCCTTCGAGGAGTTGCGTAAGTCGGGTAAGCCAGTTTTTATTTCAAGTTAGGAGATTTACAGTGGCTAGAGTAGTAATTGAATTAGACTTTACCGTGTTTGAAGGTGGT